CCTCTCCACAGTTTATCCCGTTGAGCATAGTGTTTATCGCTATCAATTCGGATCTACGTATGAGCCGCTAGCGAAGCCCTCTGTGTTGGCTTTTATGCACCCCTTCATTCTCGATTGCTACGCTCCTGATATTACTATTGGGAATGAGCTTCGAGCCGCTGAAGCGCGTGCCCTGGCACTCCGTACACCCGACCTCGTGAAAACTGCTTTCATGCAGCAATGCATGACGGAGTTTGCTGCGTTGGTTATCCCCGATACCGTCAAGCATACGGGACATCCCGTCACACTTGACCACGTGCACGACAAGCAGAACCGACCGAACCAGCGTTCTATTCTGTACACGGCTTTTGAAACATACGCGGATACGGGGATTGGCGTTACCAACACTTTCCTGAAGAAGGAAACATACGCGGAGATGAAGGACCCTAGAGTCATCACCACGTATAATGGAATCACGAAGACTCATTATTGCGCTTTTATCTATGCGCTAGATGATATCATTCGCGAGAGCCACTGGTACGCTTTTGGGAAAACTCCGAAGGAGATCTCGTTCGATGTAGCAGAGATGTGTCGTCTCGCTGTTGAACGAGTTATATCTAGTGATCTGTCGCGCATGGATGGACATGTCAATGCATTGTTGCGGGAGCTAGAGTGGATGGTGCTTATGCGCTACTTCCACCCTGAGCATCATGCACGACTCATGGAACTCTATGCGGCACAGGTCGGGAATACCACCATTTCAGCCTTTGGATTGATGATGATGATGGAATTTAAACGAGGCTCCGGATCAGGGGAGACTGCCATCTTCAACGGGTTGGACAATGCCTTTATGGCTTATTGCACCTTCCGCCAAACCAAAGTCAATGGTGAGTTCTTAACCCCCGAGGAATCGTATGCGAAGTTGGGTATTTACGGAGGCGATGATGGTCTCACCGCTGATATTGATCCTAAGTTGTACAAGGAAACTTGCGCATCTTATGGCCAGGGTTTAATCCCTGAGATTTATCTCCGCGGGGAGCCTGGAGTCAATTTTCTCAGCCGTGAGTATTCGCCCTCCGTGTGGTATGGTGAGACAGATAGCATGTGCGACGTGTGGCGTCAAATCACGAAGTTCCATGTGTCTGTCAATATGCCTCCCGATGTGACTCCGATGGATAAATTGTTGCAGAAGTGCGCTGGTTATTATCAGTCTGACTTGAACACACCGGTTATTGGTGAGTTCGTCAAGGCAGTGGCTAAGAGGCATAAGCTTGAGATTAAATCCGGCTCTCTTCTAAGCCTTTGTCAGTACTTCTCCAAGTATCCTAGTGAGGAGCAGTATCCCAACGAGAATGTAGGAGATTGGATGGAAGCACGGGTCTTTGGGGCTTGTCCAGAGTTTTCGTACACCACTTTCGCAGCCTTTTGCGATTGTGTAGTGAGCGGAGCTGCTGACCCTCTTAAACCCATGCTGTGTTGTCCGCCGAAGCCTGTCGTGGCCAAGCTTCCTGGTTTCATTAACGGTGAGGCTGTTGGTCCCGCACCAGCGCCATCCCCAACTCCTGCATTCCCCCCTGTTGCTGCTGATGGCAAGCCCACGTGGATTAAGGACCTTAATACTGGTTCCTTCGTTCCGCCGTCAGCCAGTGTGGCAACCTCGATTCCTTACCCGTCTAATACACCTATCCCAGATAAGACCACGTCCAAGAGACCTCGCCGGCCTAGAACGAGACCAGTGAGTGCGCCTAGCGCGGTGGCCCCGACTGCAACGACGTCCTTACCCCCTGTATGGGGTAAGAATGTCGTTGACGGTTAGGGAATATCAAATCAGCCGGGCGTGTCGCGCGCCCGGATGATTTAAAACCAATAGAGTGAGGCCTAATCAACCTTCTCATCATTAATGCCCCCAAAAGGTAGAGTTTCCAAAGCCGTCATCAATGTTCTTAGAGCCGCCACAGCGAAGAGAACGCCACGCAAGAGACCTTCAAGACAGCGCAAGCGTAAAGCGTTGCTTCAGGTCTCCCAAGAGAATAACTCAACCATGCGGACCGTGTCTGCTCCTGTTTCCTTGGGAGTGGATTACGATTACCCGAGACGACCAGTTCGGAGGACCCTTCCCGATGGAGGAGAGTCTATCTCCTTCCATGAACTCGTCATCTCCTCCATTAGTTTCCCAAACTCTACGGGATTTGCAATTACCTCTGAGATATATGTCAATCCCGCCTTAACAGGAGTCTTCACTTGGTTAGCGCCAATCGCAGCACGCTTTAAGCAGTATCGCGTTGCATCCATGCGGTTGATCTACATCCCCATTCCCCCCACGAATACGCAAGGAAATGTTGTTGTGTTTCCGTCGTATGATCCCACCACTCAAGCGCCTACTGATGAGACCGATATGGTCAATAATCAGGACGCATTTGAGCGAGTGGTTTGGAATGGGTTTTATGTAGATTTAGACGTTACAGCCATGAATGCACCAGGTCCTCGCAAGTTCACGCGATCAGGTTGGACTGCTGGGGACTTGAAGACTTATGATTGCTTGCGCTTGTTCCTTGGAGGGAATAACGCCGCAACCAATAGTGGAGCTGCCATGGGTAAGTTATTTATAGAGTATGAATTTGTATTCTATGTGCCTGTCTCAAATGAGATAGTTGGTCCGACTGGAAACTACTACGCATATAACTTAACACCTGATACCTTAGTCACTGCCACCCCTAGTGCTGTAATCCTTGCGACCCTGTATGATCCCTATAATATAGGGTCGCAGGCCACTATAGGTGGCATTGGCCCAGGTACATTTACTCTTCCCCCTGGTTTTTGGGTTTGTCGAGCCTCGTTTAGTTTCCGTGATTCCGCAAACGAGAACTTTACTTCTGTGCTCCAATTTTACCAGGCTGGGAACGCCGTCCTCCCCGGCAAGAATACTACGACGCAACCCGCCTTAGCGAATGGAACTGTCACGATGTACTCCGAGACTGTGATTCAAGTCACAGGACTGAACAATACTCAGTATATTCAGGTGGTAGCTACTATCACAGGAGCCGCTGGCACTCTGACAATCCTTTCAGGCGGTAGTTTAACTTTTATTCCGGCTTAATTAGACAACCTCACTCAAACGCGACAACGTAACTCGAATCTCCTCCAATTCTTTCATTCTTTTCATCGGTTTTATGATGACCTTGACCAGCGATGAATTTATTCTTCTCATGAGATCATGATGAATGAAGAATCAAGTGTTGAAGAAGATATCGAGATCCTTAGCTCACGGATATTAATGAGCATCCTCTACTAAAGACCTAGTAGTTGTAATGTTAAAGGC